AGGTGATGCTAGTCACGGCACAGAGCACGGTTGCAATCACAATCAAAGCGATTCAGCTATATGAAGCACGAAAGCGCAGAGCAAGCCGCGCAAGCGATAGCAAGTAATCAACCGGTATTTGAAAGGATATTACACGCAGTAGGAATGCCCATGGCAGGGGCTGGACTTTTTGGGGGAATGGACTTGGAATGGTATGTTAAGGCGGTAAGTGCCGTATACCTAACCTTAATGGTAATTAAATTGCTTATGGAGTTCTGGCAAAAACTGAAGCCAACATCAAAACAGTAAAGCCCAGAAAACCAAAAATAGGCTAGGAAAATTTTCGAAACCAAAAATGGGTTAAATTGGTTCCAGAAAAAAAGTCTGGCCAAAAATTGGTTTTTTCCCCAAAACTCGCGAACTCATCCCACTTGGCGCGACAAATTGCTTTTTTGCTCAAAATCGCCAGGATGCCGCGCCCTTTATAGACAACACCCAACCTTCACCAAGCATAAGCCAGGGTATGGCGGCAAGCCATTGATTTATTTAGATTTTAAAAATGGTTTAAAAAAAACATTGCAAAGCCTTTTAGTTGTGTTATTGTGTTTGAAAACAAACCAACAACAGAGGGCAACAAAATGGCATATGTACAAAAAGAGCTAAAGGTAAAAGTGGCCGGACTTTTAAAAGAAATAATGCCTCGGGGTTGGCGTTATAGCCTTGCGATTAAGCATCGAACAACGCTTGCGCTCACAATCCAAAGCGCTCCGGTAAATTTAGACACTGAAAGGTTTTGCGACTACAACACGCAGCAGATAAAAAACACGGCCCCAGCCGGTCATGCTGATTTGTTCATTAGCATTTTTAAAGCTATGAACTGCGACAACTACAACAACAGCGACCTAATGACTGATTATTTTGACATCGGTTATTACACAGAAATAAATATCGGCACACGCGAAAAGCCATTTAAACAAAAATAGTTTAAAAAAACCTTTCAAAGCCGCAAAACTGCGGCTAAGATAACCACGCAAAAAAAACAACTGAGGGCAACAAAATGAAGCAAAATGAATTCGTGCGCGTTTGCGTTGGCGGTACAGATACTGTGGATTACCCAAAGCAGCGGATGGCAACACTTGAAAGCTTGCGAAATATATACGCTAAAGGATGCCCAGCCCTTAGTCAAAGTGTCATTGACACCTACAACCTGTACACCAAAGAGATTAACTGTGCCACTTGGCACGAAACTAGGGAGACTCTACTTAACAATAGACACAAGTATTATGTATATGAGATGCAAGCGCAGATAGAAAAAGAAAAAACAAAATAGATGAAAAAAAACCTTGCAAAGCCGCCAAAGTGCGGCTAAGATAACAACACGGTCAGGCAATAAGGCTTGGCTGAAAAACTAAAATTATGAGGATTAAGAGCATGAACACAGAAAAGTTTACAGTGACACATTGCGGGGTCACGCATGAATTTGAAGCGTGGACTTCAGAAAATGGCAGCTTCTGTGAAGGAGCTGCGGGTGCAGTTTGCTGGAATGCAAGCTTCAGCATCGATGAAATGAAAAAACTGGCAGAAAATAAGGTGAAAGAAACGTTCAGCAACGAACTTTCACATTTTTTTACGCACATAAGTTAACCCAACCGCCTAAGGATGGGCAACAAAACCAACAAAAAACGAGGTGAACATAATGGCACGATATAAAGCAATAGAACTGCACGACGGCACAGAAAACATAATAAAAAAACGCGTTTCGATTGAAGTGCGTCGATATATCAAAGGAGTGGGGCGCATCATCGTTACGCTTAAAAGCGGGTGGCCCATGGAGGGCAAAGTAATAAAAGTTTCCGACAAAAACGCGGCAAAGGAGCTTGTGAGGGAGTTTTTTAGATGAAAGAGACAGCAAACCTAGATTGTAAGAGACAGGGCCTTCGCGGCCTTGGAGACGTAGTTCGAGCAACTGGAATGTCCCACCAGTGCCTGGGCAACTGGTGGCGAGAGCGGCCAGAGCTTTTTAAAATAATTGTTGCCGGTGTGGTGGCCGAAAAAGAAAAAGCAAAATAATTGAAAAAAAGTGTTGCAAAGCCGCTTAAACAGGGTTATTATATTTACACAGTCAAGCAATAAGGCTTGGCTGAAAAAACTAAAACTGATAGAGGATTAAGAACATGAGCACAGAAAAATTTACAGTAACACATTGCGGCGTCACGCATGAGTTCGAGTCGTGGATATCAGAAAATGGCAGCTTCTGCGAAGGAGCCGCAGGAGCAGTCTGCTGGAACGCAAGTTTGAGCATTGATGAAATGAAAAAACTGGCAGAGAAAAAAGTGATGGAGACATTCGAGAACGAACTATCACATTATTTTACATACTTAAGTTAAACCAAACCGCCCAAGGACGGGCACCAAAACCAACAAAAACAGAGGGCAAGAAAATGTACAAATCCGGCGAAATATACGAAGCAATGGCTGACTTTGAAAAAGTTGCAAACGGAAGAATGGACAAAGAACCTAAAGAGTTATGGAAAAAAGGACAGTGGTATCAAAGTGGCGAAATAAATAAGCTGTTTGAGATGTACTTAAATGGTTATGCAGCTGGTAAATGCTACCAAAGAATGGCGGGGTGATTATAACACCAAGCCGACTAGCCAGACTGTTAACACCCGCCCAGCCTCGGTGTTTGTCTCGCAGTAGTAACCACCTGCCATTATCTTGCTTGCATGAATAGATTATAAAGCAAAACTAGCAATAAAAAAAGGTAAAAGATAAATAATTTACTAAAAAAAGGCTGGAAGCGCAGCAAATGCTTGAATTTGCAGGGGTTTTTGGAATTTGCTAGACTTGCATAAAGTAACAAATGCGAGTAAGCAAAATGGCTAGAACAGGCAGGCCTACAGACTACAGCCCAGAATTGGCTAAAAAAATATGCGCAGCGCTGTCGAGTGGGATGAGCTTAAGGCGATTAACCGCACAAGATGACATGCCGAGCGCTGCAACGGTTTATGATTGGCTATGGAAGTACAAGGATTTTTCTGAGCAATACGCGCGCGCAAAGGAAGATAGGGCAGAATCTTACGCTGACGAAATCGCAGAAATCGCGGACAATCAAGAGCTTGACCCAAATTCTAGGCGCGTAATGATTGACGCTCGAAAGTGGGTTGCTTGCAAGTTCGCGCCGCGCAAGTATGGCGACAAGGTAACTGTTGCAGGGGATAAAGACGCCCCGCTTGAAGTTAAAGCAACGCTAGACGTGAGCGCCCTAAGCACTGCTGCGCTAGCTGAAATTGCTGCTTTAGCTGTAAAAGGCGACAAAAACAGCAATGATTAGCGCGCCAGTGCCAAAAAACACGGGTTTATACCCGCAAAACCGGCCTTTTGCCCTCCAATCGAATGATTTTAGCGCCAACTGTTCGGCATCCAAGCCTAAAGCTGATTTAAGCGCCAATAAAGCCCCAATTGCAATGAATTGCGTGCCAGTGGCCGAAATCACGGGGTTTTACCCATGAATCTGACCATTGCAGACGTGCAAGCAGCACAAAAGGAGCTGTGCAAGCGCTCGCTTAGCTACTTCGCGCAACAAGCCTGGCATGTGCTAGAACCAACCACTGAGCTGAAATGGGGATGGGCGCTGGATGCTATCTGTGAGCACCTGCAAGCGGTGACTGAGGGCAAAATCACTCGGCTTCTTGTGAATGTGCCGCCAGGCTGCATGAAGAGTTTGCTTACTTCAGTGATTTGGCCAGCTTGGGAGTGGGGGCCTCGTGGGATGCAGGAGCTGAGATACATTGGCACGGCCCACAATGCTGATTTAGCAATTCGAGACACGCGCAAATGCCGCGACTTAATCAAATCAGAATGGTTCCAGCAGCGCTGGCCGATTGAGATTAAGCGCGACCAAGACGGAAAGACTGAATTCGGGAACACGCGGCAGGGCTTTCGCTTGGCCAAAGCTTTCACAGGAATGACTGGACAGCGTGGCGATAGAATAATCTTAGATGACCCAATCGGAGCTTATGATGCTAACAGTGTAGCGGCACTAGAAGAGGCGCGCTTGGCTTTCACTGAAACGCTACCCACGCGGATAAACAATGAGTCTTCGGCCATCGTTGTGATAATGCAGCGCTTGGCAGAGGGAGACACAAGCGGGCTGATTCACAGCATGAGCTTGCCTTATGTTCATTTGTGCATTCCGATGGAGTATGAAGCCGCAAACGACAAGGGTCCGAATGAGTTAGGCTGGAAAGATCCGCGCACAAAAGACGGGGAATTGATGTTCCCTGAACGCTTCAGCGCGCAGCAGGTCGCGGAGCTTAAACTAACTTTGGGCCCATACGGCACGGCTGGACAGCTTCAGCAAAGCCCAAGCCCAAGGGGTGGCGGCATTATCAAAAGCGAATGGTTCGGAGAGTGGCAACAACTGCCACCACTTGAGTGGCTAGCAATAACGGCAGACACAGCGCAGAAGACAGGCCAAGAGAATGACTTCAGCGTGTTACAGCTATGGGGCCGCAGTACCACGGGCCAAGCTGTTCTAGTCGACCAACTTCGCGGAAAGTTTGAAGCACCTGAGCTTCTGGAAAAAGCGCGCAGCTTCTGGCTTAAGAACAAAAGCCAATACCCCGCACTTCGCGGCATCTATATCGAAGACAAAGCCAGCGGCATCGGGCTGGTCCAAACTTTAAGGCGTGAAGGCGTTCCAGTGCTGCCAATCGCCAGAAACGGTGGCAGGGATAAGGTGGCTAGGGCTAACGATGCAGTCCCCTTTATCGCGTCCGGCAATGTGATTTTACCGGCTTATGCCGGATGGGTTGACGGCTTGCTAGCAGAAGTCGAGCGCTTTCCAAAGGGCGCACACGATGACCAACTTGACCCGATGTTCGACGCAATTCAGCTAGTTCAGATGATTCCCGCTCAGCAAAACGAGTGGGCCACAGCACAACTTCCAAATAGGCGCTATGTACGATGAAATTAAACGACCGTGACTTATGCAGCATTGTTAATGCAGGAGTGGCCGACCGGCTTAACTTGGGCGACATAGCCGCAGCCGCTGATGACTACTACCTTTGCAGGCCTAGGGGCGATGAAGAGATAGGCTACTCCAGTTTCATAAGCTCGCAAGTGGCTGATGTTATCGACGCGGATCTACCTACGCTTGCGCGCATATTCCTTGGCGCTGGCCAATGCGTAGAGTTCATGCCGAACAATGAAGACGACCAGAGGGACGCTCAGGAA